CCGCAGGCCGCGGTTCGGCTGGCGGCGCCGAAGAACCGCCGCGCACGGTCGCGCAAGCGGCGTCCGCAGCAGAAAAGCAGCGGAAGGCTAAGACGTTCCAAGAGTTGGCGGGTGTTGACTTGGCCACGCAGGTAGACACCGATACCGACCGCGTATCCCAACTGATTAAAGGTTCGACCAGCGGCGTCGTGGAAGCGGTTGGGGCTGAACTTGTCGGGGCGCTCCCCGAAAACGTCGGCGGCGGCGCTACTCCAGGTATGAAAAACATCGGCCAGCTTGAGGCTATCGCCACCACACTGACGCTGGCCTTTGCCCCTGACGGTCGTCTAAGCACCGGCGTCTCGAACGAAGACCGTCGCGTCATTGAACGCCAACTTGGTCGCATTCAAGACCCGATGGTTCCGAGCGGTAAGCGTTTGGCTGCTTGGCGCGAGGTCAAGCGTATCATGGCGCGCACTATCGGTCTTACCGAAGCAGCAGCCGCAAATAAGCCTGCGGCACCGAAAGGTGGCGACGCTTCAATACCTACGCTGACGCCTGAACAAGTGCGCGCCAACCCTAAGATCAAGCGTTGGAGGACCACGGACGGAAGGATCATGACGCGGCCATGAGAAAAGATGATCCTTACGCCGGTCTAGGCACATACGAGGAAGAAGCCGCAGACCCCTACGCCGGTCTGGGCGTCGTTGAAGTGGAAGCGCCTGCGCCGCAAGCGCCATCTCCCCCCGCGCCCGACCGCTCGCTGGACCAAAACCTCGGCGTGGTCACCAGCGCGCTCTCGCCTTACCTTACCGCAGCGGGTCTGGGTGCGGCTGCGGGCGCGCCTTTTGCTGGTGTGGGTGCTCTCCCCGGCGCAGCGGGCGGTGTGTTGTCGCTCGGTTTGGCTGACCTTGGCACCGGCGTGTACAACCTTGCTGCGCCCATGTTCGGCGGTCAGCGCGTGCCGCTGCCATCTGAGACTATTCGTTCGGGATACGAAAGCATCGGCGTCGGGCGCGCACCGCAGACTCCTGAGCAGGAAGTCCTTCTCCGCACCATCGAAGGCGGCGCGGGCGCCTTTGGTGGCGCGTCGGCGTTTGGGACACTGGCCGCGCGCCAAGCCCCCGGCGTAACGCGCAACGTCTTTTCGCTTCTTGGCCAGCAACGGCGTGCGCAGACGGCGGCTGGTATGGGGGCCGCAGCAGCACCGACGATTGCCAGCGAATACGGCGGCGTCACTGACCCGCTGGCGCTATACGGCCTGTCGATGGCTGGCGGTATGGGCGCTGGCGCGCTGGCCACTCCGCGCCCGCAGTCGGTGACTTCGGCGCAGCTAAACGCACAGGCCAAAGCCGCATACGACCGCGCCGAGCAGGCCGGTGTTCTGTTTGACCCGACCAGCGTGGCGGACCTTGGCAACACCATTCGCCAGTCGTTCACCACAAACCCGAAAGTTCAGTTCGACCCTGTCCTGCACCCGCGCATTAACCGCGTGTTGCAGCGGATCGACGAAGTCGCCGCTGAAGCTGCACAGAGCGGCGCGCCTCTTTCGTTCTCGCAGGTCGAACTGCTGCGCCGCGTAGCGCGCACGGCTGCAAACAGCATGGACAAAGACGAGCGGCGGCTGGGCTACGACCTCATTCGTCAGATCGACAGCTTTGTCGAAGCGCCGCCGCAAGGGGCTGTTATTGCCGGACAGGCTCCTGAAGCAGCCGCCGCGCTGAGAGAAGCCCGCACTGCGTGGCGCCGCATGAGCCAAGCCGACGCGCTCGACACGCTGGTGGACCGCGCGCGGCGGATGGACAAGCCTTTTTCGCTGGCGTTGCGCGACAAAGCAAAGCAGGTAGCTGACAACCCGAACCGGATGCGCGCGTTCGACAAGGACGTCCAGAAAGAGATTGACAGTTTGGCCCGCGGCCAAGGCGTTATCGGAGCGACCGGAAAAGTTGGCCATCTCGCCCCATCGTTCGACATTCGCAACATGCGGTTCGGCAATGTTTTGGCGGGCGGGACCGGGGGCGCCTTCTACTCTGGCGAACCTACGTTGGCCGCAATAGGCGCGGGGCTTGGCGCTACCGGACTGGCATCGCGCGCCGTGTCTAACCGCATGGCGAGCAACCGTATGGCCGCCATGACCAACCGCGCGCGCGGCACGCCGCAGCGTCAAATTCCAGTGCCGCAAATTGCTGCACAGTCGGCGCTGCCTGAAGTTGACGTGCCGGGGGCCGACAGGCCTTTCAGCAACATCGAATACGACGAGTACGGCAACTACATTGGACCACGACGGTAACTTTGAGCGCAGACATGACGACGATTGACCAGACTGAAGCACGACTGAACACGCACGAGGAGGTCTGCGCCCTGCGCTACGAGAGCATCTGCGCCCGCCTGAAGCGGGTGGAGGGCATTGGCATGACCGCCGCCGGCACGATAATCCTGCTGCTGGTCGGCATCCTCTTGACGCTGCTGGGGCTGAAGTGAGCATCGTCCTCGGCACCCGCTCGCTGTCGCGGCTAGAGGGGGTTCACCCCGATCTGGTCCGTGTCGTCAAGAAGGCCGCCACGATGTCGGACCTCGACTTCACGGTGCTCGAAGGTCTGCGCACGATGGAGCGCCAGCGCCAGTTGATGGCGCAGGGCGCAACGCGCACGCTCAACTCGCGTCACCTGACCGGACACGCCGTCGATCTGGCGCCTATGATCGGCGGTAAGGTATCTTGGGACTGGCCGCTTTATCACCGGCTGGCCGACGTTATGCGCTCGGCTTCGGTGGACGAGAGTATACCGATCCGATGGGGCGGCACGTGGAAGCTGCTGACCAACATTAAAGGCCCGATCACGGCTAAGGTGCTTAGCCGGTCGTTTCCTGACGGTCCTCATTTTGAACTTCCCCGCGCAAACTACCCCTAGCCGCCCGTATCGCGGCCACAGTTTCGCCGAGCCGTTTCATCTCTTCGACGGTAAACCGGTCTCCGCGGATGACGTTGCACTCGGTGCACGCGGTCTGGACATTTCCTTTTATGTGCGGCAGGCTATTGTTGATCCGATCCAACCCCCGGTTAGCGGTTGTAGTGCCGCAGTAGACGCACGGCTGTAAAATCATGCGGAGAATTTCGTCGGCGGATAAATCGCAAGCGTCTATCCTTTGGTACGCCTTGCGTAAAAACGTTGCGCGACCGCGCTGTGATTGGTTCCAACGCCGCATCCGCGCTTTTCGCAGCATTTTTTGCTCGGGCGTCAACGCTGACCAACGCTCTTTACGGCGGTCGCGCCCCTTCTTTCGCGCCCTATGGCACTCCTTACATTCATATGCTAAGCCTAGCGGGCGACTTTTCTCGCGGTGAAAATTATCCGGCGTAGCAGCAAGAGAACGGTTGCAGCGGAAGCATGTGCGGTGCGTCATACTAATGTGGTATACGTTCCACACAGTAACGCAAGGAGGAAAGTGATATGTCGTTTGTGCATTGGCTTCTGGCTCGTCTGAAAGAGCCGAGTACTTATGCTGGCTTCGCTGGCCTCGCGCTGGCGGTCGGCCTGTCGGACGTACAGTGGGCGGCTGTCTCCACGGCAGTTGCTGGTCTGGCAGGGGCCGCCGCTGTGTTCCTGTCGGAAACGCCCAAGGCGTGATCAAACTTCTGTCGTCCCTGCTGTCGCTCTTGGACCGCCTCTGGGCGGCGTGGGATCAATCCAAGTGGCAGCAGCAGGGGCGGCAGCAAGCGCAGAAGGAAGCAGCCGATGAAGTGCAACGGCAAGTGGATTTGGCCGAGCACGCTGCTCGGCTTGACGATCCTGAGCGCAACGAGCGGCTGCGCTCACGTTTCGACGCCGCCGCCGGCAGTTAGTCCGTACTGCGCAGTGGCGCATCCCATTCGTTACGATAGTCGGATCGACCGGCCGGAGACGGTGCGCCAGATTGAGGCGCATAACTCTGTGTGGGCTTGTCTGTGCGAGCAAGACTGCCCCGCCACCGCTCCAGATACCAGATAGCTTTGCCGACCTCCTGCGCCGTGGCGTCCTTATGGCCCGCACGGCTCAGGTACTTCAGCGCGTTACCGCGGCAGTAGCCGGCAAACTCTTCCGGCGACAGCTTGGCCTGAATGAAGTCGATGGTCTCGATCCCGCCGACCTTGTAATGGTCGGGGTGGTTGACAGGGTCGCTCACTTTGCCATCTCCTTCAACATCTCGCGGCGCTCGCGCATGACGCGCAGCTTGCTTAGGCGCTGGTGCAGCCGCCGGGCGATGGCGGGGCGCTTGTAGACGCGCA